ATCGCATTTGGACATTTATAATCAAAAAAGTCTTGATGGTCTGGGTGTAAAAGAAAAGAAGGAATTAAGCGAAAAGTTTACAAGTGATATGATAACGGAATCCGGTCATAAGTCGGGAAAATTTGCTGAATTATGCCTTCAAGAGAGCACATCAGATGTTAAGTTGACATTTAAAAAGGCAGATAAAATAATTCCTGATTGTCAAACTACAAAAAAGAAGCACTTTAGACCCGATGGTTATATCGAAGAACTTGATATGTATGTTGAATCAAAGATGTATACTTTTTGGGCTACTGGAACAGCAAATGAAAAATTATGGGGTTTTCTTTCAAAATTGAATTATTACGATAAGCCATGCATTCTCGTCTTTGCCGGCGAACATGAGTGTTTAAAACATGATGAGTGCAATTCTATTTGGCAAATATACCATAACAACTCGGCTTTTGATGATCATGTTTATGCTGAAGCTGTAAAAAAAGTGCGTAACAGCGGAAAGCTTCACTTAACTAAGCTATCAGAATATTCTGATTATATAACAAAATTACTAGGAGGTAATAATGAATAATAGTACACAAGAGATTATGTTCTCATCTAAAACAAATGAATGGTCGACACCACAAGATTTTTATGAAAGATTAAATAATAGGTTTAATTTTGATTTAGATCCGTGCTGCACTAGTGAAACTGCTAAATGCGAAAATTATTTTACAAAAGACGATGATGGATTAATCCAAGATTGGTCTGGTCATCGAACATTTATGAATCCACCATATGGCCGCGAAATAGGAAAATGGATTAAAAAAGCATATGAAGAAGGGCTTAAACCGAACACACAGGTCGTATGTCTTATTCCATCTAGAACTGATACAAAATATTGGCACAATTATTGTATGAAAGCTTCGGAAATTTATTTTATTAAGGGGCGTTTAAAATTTGGAAACTCCAAGAATGCTGCCCCATTTCCTTCAGCAGTTGTTATTTTTAGAGGCCCGCCAATAGAAGCCATGCCCACTGAAAATTTGAGAGTAGGAGCAATGGATTCAAAATGAGCAGTTTATCAAGAAAAATAGCAAGAAATAAACAAAAGAAAGAAAAGAAGTCAACCGAAAAAGCTATGGCTCAAAAGCTTAATATGTTTGATCGAATTCCAACTAACTGCTTGACATGTGAGGGAAAATTTGATAAACTAAATAAAGAGCAAGTTATGTCTTGGAACGTTGTAGTCAGAAGTGAAGAAAATAAAGTTCATCTTTATTGTCCAGATTGTTGGGAAAATGCAAAGAAATTAGTTGAGGAATATTATGAAAATAAAAATAGCGACACTAAGTAATTTTGAAGGCGAAATTCTAGAAGCATCAAAACCATGTATTGTAAAATTCTCTAATGAGGGTTGTCATTTGTGTGTAAACTTAAAACCAATCTGTGAAAGTTTGGCAGAAGAATACAAAGACAAGTACAAGTTTTACGATGTTGATACCTTTGAGGAGGAGAAGTTAACCGAGATTTTTAGTGATTCCGGGGTGCCCACCATCTATGTGTTTCATAACGGAGACGCAACAGAAATTCCATACCCCGACAATCCAGATGAAAAATCTGGTTATTCTGAACAATACCTCAGAGATTACCTAGAAAGCTTTTAGGGGGTATTATAATGAAGAAAGTAAAACTATTTGTTTATGGGTCTTTGATGACCGACATGTCAAACAATTATATTTTAGGAAGTTCAGATCTTCTCAGAGAAGCCAAAACAAGAGGCGAATACACTATGATAGATATGGGAGCTTTCCCAGCCATTGTTCAACAAGGCTATCGTAAAATTAAAGGTGAGGTTTATAGTATAGATCAAAATACTTTAAGAAGAGTAGATTTTTTAGAAGGTCATCCTTATTTTTATAAAAGACAAATGATAAAATTAGAAAATGGAGAAACCGTCATTGCTTATTTACTAAATGACGATCTAGAAAACCACGAGAAAGACATAGTAAAGACAGGCGACTGGCGAGAAAAACACGGAGGTAAACAGTGTCTTATGATTTAGAGCAGCTACAAACCCTTACAGAGGTTCCCACTATAGCGGGAGACAGAACAAAACATTTTGAAGAGCGAATAAGTTATGATGATGTTTTACTGGTCCCACAGTTTTCAAACCTTCGAAGTAGGAGCGAAGCAGACATTAGCAGCGACTTAGATAACCGGCGCACGTTGGAAATTCCAATAATTGCGAGTCCGATGGATACTGTTTCAGAAAGTGAAATGTCTGCTGCTATGTCAGCAAATGGCGGCTTGGCTGTCATTCATCGCTATAATAGTGTAGAACAACAAGCAAAACTGGTTCGCAAAGCAACAACGTTAACCGGAGGACATAGTTTAGTCGCCGCTGCAATTGGAGCATCAGGTGATTTTTATGAACGAGCACAAGAACTTGTATTGAACCACGCTCAACTTATTTGTATCGATGTTGCTCACGGTCACCACATTATGGTGAGAGAAGCGATCGAAAGACTTAAAAAAAGATTTGGAGATAAGATACACTTAATGGCAGGTAACGTCGCGACTTTGGAGGGATTTAATGATTTGGCTGATTGGGGTGCTGATAGTATTAGATGTAATATTGGAGGTGGTAGCATTTGTTCTACAAGAATACAGACGGGGCACGGCGTTCCGGGGCTTACAACGATATTTGATTGCGCCAGATCAACCAGAAACGCAAAAATCATCGCTGATGGCGGTATTAAAAATTCGGGCGATATTGTTAAGGCTCTTGCTGCTGGCGCTGATTTTGTTATGTTGGGATCACTCCTTAGTGGAACAACTGAAACCCCTGGTGAACTTTTAACTTATGCTGATGGCAGTAAACGCAAAGGATACCGTGGTATGGCTAGCCGAAAAGCTCAAGAAGCATGGCGAGGCAAAAGTGGAACACCAGAAGGGATCGCAACAACAGTTCATTATAAAGGTCCAGTAGAAAATGTCCTAACAGATTTATGTGGTGGGATCCGCAGTGGCTTATCTTATTCAGGTGCCAGAACAATTAAGGATCTTCAACTAAAAGCACAGTTTATCAAACAAACTTCTTCCGGGCAGCAGGAAAGCTCAACCCACATTCTGAGGCAAAAGTGAAAGAAAGAAAGAGAGTTATCTTCCTTTTTCCTCCTAAACTACATGCCGACTTCAAAGCCAGATTGGTTTATGACGAGGTTCCTTTAACAAAATTCATTCATCATTGTGTTTTATCTTATTTAGATAATGATCCTTTGATCTTAGAACTTCTAAACAAATATAAGGAAAAGAATGGCGTACAAAACAAAGCCAAGCGAAGAAAAAACTTGCAACTTATTGAAAAAGGTGCTAAAATAGAGGAGACTTTCAATCTCGACAATAAAGAGATAAATGATATCTACGATATATTAGAAAGCGAAATGGAGGAATTTACAGAACTATGAATTGTTCAGAAAAATGTAAGAAAGATCAGACACCTTGTAAACAAAAAGAATGCCGCCAGTGGATTGACTATGAAAAAGATTTAAATTGTGTGTTAATATGTGCAGAAGAAAATGGACCGTTATCCTTGCATGAAACATCAAAGAGACTGGGTGTCAGCTTTGTTAGGATTAAACAGATCCAAGATAAAGCGATGATAAAAATGGGTAAACGAAATCGCAACTTAGCCCTACTTATCAATAGAGAGGATGCCAAAAATGAAAAACTATAATGTAATAATCAAAGAACAAAATAAAGATGAAAGATGTATGACAGTTAGGGTAGAAGATGAGGAAGACTTCGTAAAATGGATGGAAGTTCTAACTAACTTTGAAGAAGAAGGCAAGATCACCTACGAAGAGATTGAAATAGAGACTGAACCGGAAGCATTTTAGTTTTTTCAGGACTATTTACTAATGTCAAACCACAAAAGGAGTTTATGGTTATGAGTAAGAAAAAAATTATATCAGAAGCAACTGTGCGACACTTCATGAAGATTGCCAATCTTGGCCCTCTTTCTAACGAATTTGTCAATGAAGTATTCGCAGAAGAAGAAGTTGTTGAAGAAGGCGAAGATGGCGAAGAAGTCGTTGAAGAAGCCGAAGAAGAAGTTGTCGAAGAAGGCGACGAAGAAGAAGTTGTTGAGGAAGAGATCGGAGACGAACTTGATGCCCCCGAAGAAGAACTGGGCGCGGAAGAAGACCTTGCCGATCTAGGAGACGAAGAACCAGCAGAAGAGGGCGGCGAAGTTGACCTGACACCTGACGAAGCTGAAGTACTCCGAAGCATCCTTCAAAAACTAGAAGCAGCCATGGGCGAAGAGGAAGCTGAAGAAGCACCCGAAGAAGAAGCCGAACTGGACATGGACGCTGAACTTGAAGAGCCACTTGAAGAGGAAACTGCCGAAACAACTGAAGAAGTTGTAGAAGAGGACAAGGAAGAGGTTATTAAAGAAGACGACCTTTGTGGTCCTGGCAGCCATTGGGTCGAGGGCTCAAAGGGTGGCAAATGTGTCGAAGAAGTAGCCGAAGAAGTTGTTGAAGAAGAGAAAGAAGAATCTCCTGAAGCGCTCGAAGAGATGGTTAATCGCATCGCAGCCCGAGTTGCAAAACGCATCCTAGATGCACAAAAGAAGTAAGAAACAAAAATAAATGACATAAACTCCAAGCCAGTCCAGATGAAACATTCTGGACTGGCTTTACTCTTATAATCAAAAATATGAAAAACATTTTTATTGATCACCTCAAGAAAAGAGGTTTAATAAAAGCCGAAGATAATGTATACTATGCTGAGAAGGCTTTTAAATTAAATTCCATAATGAGATGGTGTATCAACGAACCAGATCCCAGAAAACTTAGTCGATATTTGCTATTAGTTGAAAGATTTTTAGCAGGAACTATTGACATTCAGCTAAAAGATGATAAACTAGTAGTAAGTGATTTAACCAAAAAGAGGAAAAATGTCTAAACACTATGAAAACAGCTCAACACTACACGAGAAAATACTTAAAGGAGTCGACGTCTTAGCTGACAATGTGGCTTCTACGCTTGGTCCAAAAGGACGCAACGTAATCTTACAACAGAAAGGCAAAACACCAATCATCACAAAGGACGGCGTAACGATTGCCAAATTTGTTTCTTTGGAAGATTACTTTGAGAATGCTGGCGCTCAACTGGTCAAACAGGCAGCATCCAAGACAAATGATGAAGCAGGGGATGGTACTACTACCTCGACTGTTCTTACCAGAGCAATTCTGCGAGAGGCACAGAAGTATTTGAGAAGTGGCGTTTCACCAACAGAACTCAAAAGAGGTATGGACAAAGCCACAATAGCAATCAATGACTACTTGGAAGAAAACTCAAAACAAATAACTAGCATAGATGACATCGAACATATTGCCACCATCTCTGCAAACGGAGACGAAACTATTGGTAAGTTGGTCTCTACGGCAATCGATCAAGCCGGCAAAGATGGTGCTGTTAGTATTGAAGAGGCAAGATCTACTGACACTTCACTGGATCTTATCGAGGGCTTCATTTTTGACAGTGGTTATGCTTCCCCTCAATTTGTGACAGATGAACGCAGAGGCGCAGCAAAGTATGAAGACTGCTTGGTATTCGTCACCGACTACAAACTTGAAGCACTGGACGACCTACTACCCCTCTTAGAAGTTGTAGCGAGAGAAAACAAACCATTTCTTATAGTTGCAGATGATATTGAAGGACAGATTTTAGCAGCGCTTATTATGAATGCTATGCGGGGATCTATGAAAGTTGCTGCTGTAAAAGCACCACGTTATGGTGAAGAACGCAGAGGTATTCTTTCAGATCTTGCTATAGCAACAGGAGCAAAGTTTATAACCAGAAAATCAGGAACACAACTATGCGATGTTAAACTAAAAGATCTCGGAAAAGCAAAAACAGTTGAGGTTCTTAAAAATAGAACAACTGTTGCAGGCGGCAAAGCAGACTACGAACAAATAGAAGAGCGAATCAGCCTACTCAAAGATCAGATCCAGAATGAAGAATCAATACAAACTTGTGAAAAACTACAAGAGCGAATCACAAGATTAGCCAGTGGTATTGCTGTCATTCGTGTTGGAGCACCAACACAAGTTGAAATGATAGAAAAGAAGCACAGGATCGAAGATGCCCTCGAAGCAGTCAACTCGGCGCAATTAGGTGGAATTCACGCTGGAGGGGGCGTACCGCTCGCCAGAGCCGCGAAAGCAATTGAGCCGGGTGATTTGTCGGAAGAACAGAAACTTGGCTTTGAGATAGTGTTACGGGCGATTAAAGAACCTATTAGGCAAATGGCAGCCAACGCTGGATTATCACCTGACCTCATTGCTGACAAAGTTGGTGATTTAGAGGGCAACGATGGCTTTGATTTTGCTGAAGAAAAGGTCACAGATTTACTCGAAGCGGGGATTGTAGATCCTGTCAGAGTGACCACAAGTGCTCTCCGCAACGCCGTTTCAGTTGCCTCTACGCTCCTTACTACAAACTACGCTATTATCGAGTCGGAATAAGTCACATAAAACTACTTATTACATAGCGATGGGTTATAAATAAGGATTTAATTAATGTCGACACAAGCAGAAGCACTCAAACAACTCCTTGAAAAGATTGAGAGAATAGAAAGTAAGGTAGTTCATGCCAAAGCGCTCAACGGTGCGTTTGAAAAACTAATACTAACAATAGACACAGTTCAAGAAAACCAAAAGAAAATGTCTGAAGATATTTCAGACATAAAGAAGACTGTTTTAGATCCAGATGAAGGCGTGATCGCCCGCGTCAAAGAACTGGAGCGATGGAAATCTGAAAGAGCAGAAGAAGTCGTTGAAAACAGTGACGAAGTTAGACAAGACATAACAATTATCAAAGAGTGGCAGAAGATGGTAAATAAGATCCTATGGGGCATTGGTGCAGGCGTCGGCTCTATTGCTCTCAAACTCTTCGTCGATGTAATAAAATCTTGACATCCCCCCTAAAATAAACTATAATATAGAGAGAAAAGGAGAATAACATGCGTTTAAAGTATGCTATCACCTCTGACATAGAGGATATTTCAAAAAAGATGAAGTTCCATCTGGAACTTTATAAAGAAAAGGCTAGCCTCGATAAAATGTTGACTACAGTCATTGATGAACTAAGTTCAAATCGAACTGAACGAACGTTGGAAGATATAGAAAACTTACGATTGGAAATGGGTAAGCTGGACTTACTGCTAAGCGAAATCGCAGGTGTTCTTTCGGCAACAAACTCAGCTTATGAGGATCCAGATGTTGTTTCTGAGGAACCTGTTGCGCCAGTGGTACAACAGCCAGAAAAGGAACAACAAGCGGTTGTTTCTGATAAAGCTGCGGCTCTTCAATCAGCAATGAGTCAACTAACTAACATTACTTCAACCCTTACGGATATGAAAAAACAATGAAAAACTTTATAGTACTTTTAATTCTTCTGTCTTCAGCTGGATCTTATGCCCAAGTGAAGGTAGTAACAAACTATAACAAATACGATTACTTCCCGTCTCATTGGCTGAGACCAGCAGTTAATGCCAGTGCTGAACCGATCTCTAAAGGGGATGAAAGGAAAGCTAGAATAGCTATCAGAAGATTTATCTTAGAATACCCTAGGGTTGTCTTGGATAAAAATTTAGATGGAATTTATTTGGTTAGCAAGTTTCGGTTTTACAATAATGATAATCTCCGCTTTGGAGCGACTTATTATGGTAAAAGGATCTTTATCAAGTATAAAACATCTGACGGCGATTATGTTAAATTTACTGAAAGGCATCTTCATCACGAGTTTTCTAGTATTTTGATGGAAAACCATAACTTTCCTAGATATAAGTGGGAGAGGAACAATCTACATCCGTATAAATCAAAAAACGAAGGTATTGATTGTTTATCGACTCCCGGCGATGGTAGAGATGAGCATGGTTATTTGTTTCGAAAAGGATACTTAACGTCTTATGGCTCTTGTGATTATGAAGATGATATAAACATTTATGCTGAGTATGTTTTTCTTTTTCCTAAGAAATTGGATAGGATTGGAAAGAAATTTCCAAGAGTAAAGAAAAAGACAAAGATAATCAGGGATTATTATTGCGGAATCAGCGACAAATTTCACTTTTGTGAGGGATAAAATGAAAATAGATTTTAATGTGCGAAAACTAAAAGACCCATGGGACGTTGATAACGTTCCGAAAGATAAGGTTTTATACGGTATATACCACAGTTCCAACTTCTGGAATATAAGGGGCTTTGCTTCATCCAGATGGATGACGGTATTTAATGTCAGTGTCGATTATAATAAATATATGACAGAACATCGCCTTGATCTAGAAGAAATTGCGGAACTATGTCTTTTTGAAATGAGTAAAGTACCAGAGCGTAAGAAGTTTACAAAAAGATTGCGTAAGCCCCCATTTGGTGTCTTGGAACTATATAGAGTATACCCCAAAGAAGATAAAGAGGGCTCTTACTTACAAATAATGGCCATTACAAACGCCAAAAGAAGTAAGTACCTTTGGCGTTTTGGTGACGAATGTATACCGATTAGATCAAGACGCGGGAGAAGTAAAATTGGTGGACGAAAAAAAGCTAACAAATAGCGAGGCTTTAGTGTACACATATCTGGTTACAAAACGCAATCTTAAAACAAGCATTCTAATGATGAAAGAGAGTTCTCATTATTTAGATGAGGATATTGTTTTATTGTGTGAATACATCTATAAACTTAACGAACTAAAGAAGTCACTGGAAATACACGCAGAAGTTCAACAAGCCAGTTTTCCTGAGTTTGAAGAATTCCTGCCACTCCCGATTCAAGTCATGACATTGATAGCTGACTGTGCCGAAATAGAACTTGAAATGGAGCCAGTCGGCAATCTTAGCGTGTCGGTACACTAATGAAAGATAAAGCTGCTGTATACACAGCTATGTCTTTGTTTGCTTTGGGTCACGCATTGACTTGGCTAAACATAAATGCTCAATTCAAATGGGAATTTTGGAGAGATAAGCCAATCTTATCAGCTTGTATCTATGCTATCCCAACTTCATTGCTATTTTGGTATGGTACAAAGATGGCTTACGGACCTCTGGAAGGTGCTTGGGGAGCGAGATTATTAGGGTTTGCTTCTTCTTATTTCGTGTTTCCCTTAATGACTTATTTCTTTTTGGGCGAAAGCGCATTTGAACCTAAAACTTTCGCCTGCATTGTGTTATCCTTTTGTATCATCGCGATCCAGTTATTCTGGAAGTAAGATACTATTTATAGAGAAAACTTTGGAGTTATTATAAAAATGAGTGATTTACTAAAAGAAGTTACAAGGCTTTTGAAAAATAATAGGCTAAGTTATTTAATGGAAGTCGAAGAGGGTGAATTAAAAACAAGATCTATTAAGTTTCCTAAATTTAAAATCAACGAAAAACACTGGGGCAAAAAAGCTGATGGTTCAAACGAAGACAGAGCAATTATCGAAAATATTGCCAAAGGGTTACCCGGGCACGATCCTTTATCTCGTGTCGAGGCTTTGAGATCGTTTTTAGTAGAAAAACTACAAGGTAAGGAAGTATCAACACAACAAGTTATTTCCAACTTAATGTTTTTAGACATTTTTGCTTCAATTGTTTATGATTTTAATGCCTCAGTGGCTGGATTCTTGTTTGAATCGTTGTTCGCTGGAGTGTTTGATGGTTGGCAAATTGATGCCACTGCTGGCGGCGGCGAGGCGGGAACAACAGACGTTGTTCTTATGACCGGCAAGGCAAAAAAACAAGAAACAGAGTATTCATTTAAACTTTTAAGCCCAGGTACCACAATCAAGGGTAGTTTTACGGATTTGGTTGATGGAATTTCAAAATCTTCCGAAGCGAAAGAAATTTATTTGGTTGTAGAAAAAGAAGGCGCTGCCCCGAAAATGACGTTGAATTTTTATGAGTTTGACATTACAAAAGATAATTGGTTCAACTTTATCGGACACCCAGTAGGCAAAAGAGAACCGGTATATGCCCCAAAAGAGTTTATTTATGGAGGAGAAGGTACGCCAAAGGGACTGACAAAGGGCGCATTGATGAGAGCAAAAGTAGTTTCCGATAAAATCGTACCCAAATACTCTTCTAAAGCTAGAAAGGCAGAAAAAGATGCATATGATAACCTAGAAGAAGAAGAGATTTCTTTTAAAAACGTCTCCGACGAAGCGCTTTCAGACAAAATTAAACTTTCCAACGAAGAAGGTCTTCCGTTAAAATCGAGCGATATTCTAATTGTAGGGCGAACTTATAGAGCCAATGTTAAAACTGGCGAACAAAGATACGTTATTTCACCTGGAAAATCGAAGAACTTCACCGTTCTTTACAATGATTTTATAAAATCCCCGGAGAAGTTTAAACAAGCTAGCGGCATTGATATGGATTTTATGACGTATATTACGACAGATGAATCTGGCGAAGCTCCATATATGAAGGATCCAAACTTTTTTGAGGTATTGAAATCTTTGTCTACTTATGGTTCTGGCAAAGGCGCCGGTCAGTTTGAAATCAATCCAAACTTTATGAAGAATCACCCGAAAACCCGCAAGGGCGCAAGTCTCGAACTAGACAGGGATGCTTTCGCATCGGCGGCTGAATATTATGTGGACATGGTTGGTGAGCAAGTTTATAAGATCTTCAATGATTTAAATGATTTAATCGGTGCTATTAGTAATTATTTTATCACGGAAGATTCGAGCCAAGCTAGAACGTATGCTGGCGTGGCGAAAAAAGCAGCCACTGCACTACAAAAGAGCACTGAAGAACATCTTGAGGGGGACGCTGGCAATCCACCTTCTCCGCGTTCCACAACTTCTGCTGGTGCGACAAACACAGGCGTTGACCCAAGATACGCCGGAAAAAGAGATGAACACAAACTAACATCGACAGATCTAGATTCCCTAATAGAATCAATGATTGAGGGAGCGTTGAAGAATAACAGTTGACAAGAGTTAGAATAAATGGCATAATGTTGCTATGCCTAATGTTGGGTTAGTCCGACAGAATAAACAGGACTAGTGGCAGGGGGGTAACTCTCCCTGCCTTTGTCTAAACAGGAGTTAGAGTGAAGAGGAAATTTACACGGTGTCCCGTCTGTAAAAAAGAAGGAGAACAAGTGCCAAACAATTCAATTGTTTATTGGCACGTATGTTCTGCACATAAGGGGAAGCCCAAAAAAAGACAATGGTCTATTAACAGTGGGAGAATCGTTCATTATGAAACAAACGAATCGATCTGGTGAGTTGAAAGTGTCAGATGTTTCTGTGGGAGATCTATTATTGGTCCGACCAGATTCCAGAAATTTCCCCAAACCAGTTTATAATGAGTATATGAACGGTAGTGTTTTTAGGTGGAGCGATATAGGAAAAGACGAGTGTAGAAACTTTGCTCTTTTGTATGTCGGCAAAACACGTCATAATCGCTTTTCTTACCATAAGTTCCTTCACGGGGAAGATACGTATTATATAAGAGGACACCACTTTAGATATTTAAGGAAGGTATGATGGTAGAAGTTCAAGATTTAAAAGAAGTTGTCGCAGACACAAAAGAAGAAAAGATAGAGGATCTTAAACCAAAACCCTTACCGCAATTAGCCCCAAGAGGGATCAGATCCTTTACTGTTTGTCGTCAGTATGATCAAACAGGTGTCAGCGGTGACGGTGTTGTTATTGAAGGTGTTATTCTTGCGACTGGACAAGCAGTTATTCATTGGTTATTCCCGCCACCTAGAGGCGGTATTGCTATCTTTGATTCTATGAATGATTTTGTAAAGGTACACATCAAACCACATCCAGGTAATAAAACTATCATTACTTACGAGGACGGAGAGCAAGACACTTTTGAGTAGGAATAACTATTTATAATCACTATGAAAATCTTTATACGAAACCCTCAAAAAAAACGCCTCACAGAAAATAAGGACAAGCAACTCCTAAACGAGTTCACAAGCGCAGATAAACAAGCCGTATTAGAAGACGGTGATCGCTTTACTGTCTCGTATGAGATAGAATTGGAAAGTTCAGAAGGCGGTGGCGGTGGCTTCAATAGCACTTCTTACCAGGACGCAAGAGAAAGGCTCGCAGCAGGATATCTAGAAAGTTATTACTTTGACGAAACAGTTAGAGAAAACGAAGCAAGTTCTTTGTGGTATGATTTGGATGTTGACGAGAGCGACGTTGATGAACTAATGACTTGGTTTATAAATGAATCAGAGACAGGCTCCGACGAACAAAACTATAAGAATTATTTGCTTATTGAGGCGGCAATATCAAGAAATCCTGAACAAATGAAGGAACTTGTTTCTTTTATCACGGACGTTGTAGATCCCAAAACAGAACTGAACCGTAAGTTTCATAAGTTTATGGAAGAACATTGTGCCGATCTCGGCTCCGTTCAGTTGGAAATGTTTGAGACAATGGCTAAAACGTTGTTTAGAAAACACATTCTAAACATTGACAAGGCTGGAGATCTAATTTATCCAGAAGTTCCTTGTAACATTGAAGCCCTCTTTGGGATTATGGGTGAAGAAGACCTATTCACAGAACTAATCGACGCCGGCGAAGCTGAGTGGGACAATGTAGCATTCCCTGCTGGCTGGACATCTGTTCATGATTTGACTAGCATTGGCTCTGATACTTATAGAGGTTCTCCTATCCTAGAAGAACTGGCTGAACTTATTGAGAAAGCCGCAGAAAATTACATTGAAGAAAAATCACAAGCAGAATATGACGAATACCAAGACGATCCAGTAGATTACTTGGACAATATGGGCTTTGAATGGGACGAAAGTTTAGACGAAGACGACTATTATAACGATAGTGATTATGAAACTTTATTATGGGAACACTTACCAAAATTTATGAGGAAGTGGCGACATGCTTTGAAGTTTGAGCCGGATGGTTCATTAGACAATGGCATTGAATTTTCTATGGACACTCCACCTTTTATGACTGGTTTGAGTGAAGCCTTTGAATTCTTGGAAGATTTTTACGAGGACTATAACAATCAAGACAATTTTGAAATGAACAGCAACACTGGACTTCATACTAATGTTGGTATGTTGGACGCAGAAGGCGAACGTAAAGAAGGTTATAACTTGGTCAAAGCATTACTCTACATCAATCAAGAGTTCGCAACCAAAGGAATGGGAATGTCCAGCCGCCAACACAACAGATGGGTCGGAGACATTAGAAAAAAAGCAAAAGATCTTATGGCTGGAACCATTTCTAAAAAAGATCAAAGAGGTAAAATTGAATTTCCAGGACTTAATTCGGCAGAACTAATGAACTTTTTAGAGTCTGACTTGTCGTCAGCCGTTCTGGACGCTGCCAGACAAAACCCAAAAGGTGTTGGTTTTAACGTAGGTTACATAAACACAAGAGGTTACGTTGAGTTTCGTTATCCGGGAGGAGAATCTGCAACCTTAGAAAATATGAAGAATGCTACTCTTTATTACGCTCACATAGTCAAGGCAGCATTAGAGCCTCAATATAAAAGAAGAGATTATGTCAAAAAACTTATTGGCTTTGTAAATCAAATTGCCAGTGAAGAGTCAAAGAAAATTACATCACTTACCGAACTTAGATCACTCCGCCCAGGTGCGGTATTGGCTAAAAGTTATTATTCCGGCGGTTATGATCTTCTTCAATACTACCGATACTTGGTACCAAAAGAAACCCGAGATGAGATGAACATAAGTCATAGCAGCTTTAGAGGCTCACAGCATTACTTTTTTGAGGGAATGAACGCATCGGAAAAAGTGGTAAAACTTTCTACTATTGATTTAGATACTAGCGATGTCTTGGCGTTTACTATGCCGTTCAAAGAGTTTGAAAGGTTACTTCAAGATCGGACTTATAGGGTTTTAGCTTATGGCAAAAAGGGTGTTCGCAAAGACGAAAGAGTAGTAAAAGCCATTCACGATTTTCTTGCTGTACACACACTCGACAAAGCAGAAAAAGACGCATACGCAGAAAGAGAATCAGAAATTCAATACTCTCAAGGATGGACAGACGTTAGAAATGCCAGAAGAAAAGCGGCTCGTTACAAACAAACTTTCGAAAGTCCATTCCCCAGTGAGGAACCAACACAAGAAGAGTGGAAGTTGTCCAAGTCAGCATTCCCTGAAGCAGAAGTTTCTGGAATCCAACAACAACTTAGGGATAAGTTCAAACCTTTCCTAGACGCAGCAAACTATCGACGCCCAGGACAGAAGAAGAAAGAGGCGCAGTAGTCCGGTAGTGCCCCCTCCTCATTTAGTCCTTGACTACCCCTCCCCCTTCTGTTATAATAAATGGAAATGAGCGTTTATAAATTACAAGTCGGTGATTTAGTTCAAAAGAACGAGTCAAGAGAGTACGGGATTGTTATAGAAACAGTCAAGTATTCAAATCAATGCTACATTGTCTGGACTGAAACAGGCGAGAAAGTTAAGAGTCGCAGAAATATGAATGGTGTGAGGAGGTTTCGTGTCATCTCAGAAACAAACATTTGAAATAGGGGACTTGGTGAAGTGGAATGCCGCTGAAGATCCTAACTTTCCTAAGAGCTTATTGGGAATAATTGTCAGAACAAAGCGAAATCCTTTGGCTCCACCCGGAAAAGAAACACTTTATCAGGTTTTTATGAACGATTGGGGCAAAGAAATGTGGTTTGAAGAACACGCTTTGAGTAAAAAGGCATAGGAAACACCTAGTTATGAGTAGCATAGGAGAGCAAATGAATAGTACTGGTCAATGGATACCAGAAATCTCTTATAAAATCGGTGATTTAGTTGCCGTCACCGATAGCCGTAGAATCTACTACGCCAAAATTGTAGACATCAACAAAAGTATCATAGAGGATCCAGTATACCAGTTAGAGTGGATTTGTCAACGATCAAAGATAAAGTACGGAAAAGAAACGTATTGGGTGACCGCTAAGGAAATTTCAAAGGCGGCAGAAGCATGAACAACATGAAAGTAGGCGATCTTGTTTATGATTATCAGTGGGGCGACGTTGGCACCATTGTACACATATTCGAGGAAACAATTGAAATTTATTGGAGAGATTGGAATTCTAGGTCAACAGACACTGTAGATTATTTGACGACTTCGACAACAAACGTATTCAAACAAATGCCACTTGGTAAAACGAGGAAAAGATTTAAGATTCTAAGCAGATGAAGGTCAAATTTGAAACTAGATTTGAATCCCATATAAATCCTGGGGACTTAGTTTGCCTCGTAAAAAAATACATAACCTACGATAATAAAATAGTTACTGACGGAGAAATAGGATTGGTTCTTGGCTATGCCGATTCTTGGATTTCAGGCTATGGTGTCCTCTGTCTTGTTCGATGGCAATCCTGTGATCACATTATGAGAATCTATGAATGCGACTTAGAAAAAATATATTAATAAAGAAAGGCGACCTCGTAAAGTGGGGCTGGGAGATAAAGTGCAATAAAGTCGGTGTAGTTCTCTATGCTTGCCCGTCAGGATTGAAGACAATAATTTATTGGAGCGATGGACAACTAGCAACTTATGCCTACACATCTCGACTTTTACAAGTAATATCAAGAGGATCCCCAGGGGTAGATAATACCCCTTGACTTACGTA